ATACATTCGCTATGGAGAGGAGTCGTGTAGAGATCACCTATGATTTCCCAGATGATGGTGGTGTTATTGGTGTTCTCGATATGCTAACCATTGGTGAAAAACTCTTAGTTGAAAGATGCTACATCAAAGGGAAGGCCGCTGTTACTTCAAGTGGTGATCCCACTGTAGAGATAGGTGTTAAAGGTGGAGACACCGATTCGTTAATTCCAGCGACTCTGAAAGGAGCCATGGGAATTGATTCAGTCGTGCAAGAGGCTTCGACTGCTGATGGTTTGGTGTTGCAAGAAAATGATGTACTAGCAATGGAGATCAAAGTCGCGGCTTTGACGGCTGGTAAATTTACATTTGTTTTAGAATATTCACAATTCGATTAACTTATCTGGCCGGGTATTTGCCCGGCCTTTATTGGAGACGAAATGGCTAATTTTTTTAGAGACTCAATTGCAAAGGGTGTAGCTATATTTATACCTGAAGGACTAGGAACTCGCGAGGAAAGAAAATTCGACGAGGGCGGAGAAGTCAGGGTTAATACAGATCTCTTTGTGAAGTCCTGTGATGAAGTCCTAGATGGTGGGAATCTAATATTTATTGGACGAACTCCTAAACTTGATGCCTCGCTAAATGAACCGGTTTGGCAGATACAGAGAAAGAATATTGTTGGAGGGATTGAGACCAAACAATTCGCTCAAGACAATGCAGGATATGTTTTTAAATTCACCGATAGAGAAAGTTTGTTTGGTGGACTCCCTACTGCTAATACAAAGAGCATTATTTTTAATGGCGGGACCAAAAGGCTAGACGTTAGCAATGACGCCACCATAGATTTTGATTTCAGGACTCAAGCGATGTCTTTGGCGTGTTGGATAAAAACAAGTTCTAACAACCAAAATTTTCTTGAGAAAATGAACGGTGAAATCGGATACAGATTCCACGACGCCGCCACACAAGGAAGATTGACTCTTGAACTCAGAGGGACAGGAAATAACACCGATAGAATAAGAGTTAGGGAAGGCGCAAACAATGCGGTATTAAGTGATGGTGGCTGGCATTTAGTTGTTGCCACATATAGTGGAAATGGTCTGGGTTCAGGAGTAGCTCTTTATATTGATGGCGTTGTCGTCCCTGGTGGACTCGATATTCAAAACGACGGTTTAAGTACTGACACTTCAAATGTTTCTGCTCTGGCAATGGGATCACGCACGGGTGGAGGTTCTAACTACACTGGAAACATGGATGAGCCCGCGATTTGGAATATTGATTTAACTAGTGCTGAGATCTCGGAAATATATAACTCAGGAGTTCCAATTGATTTATCTCTAGGCAGTGGTCAAATCGCTGCTAACTTAATTTCTACTTGGAGAATGGGAGATGACGCCGGGGATGTTTTCCCAACCATAGTTGACATAAAAGGAAGTAATGACGCAACCATGGTTAATATGGATGCTGGAGACATAGAATTGGATGCACCTCCATGATGATTTTTTAAGAAAGGACAGCCCTGATGTTAATGGTTAATAGGACTATATTCTCAGATGACGGGACATTAAAAGATATCTCTGTGGAAATGAACAATTTCCAAAGCGGTTCTTTTGTATTGCCATTTGTCAGTGCTCAGGACTTTCTATTTGTGGCTTCTGATTTTCCTTTTAATCACAGGTATGTTGACGTCTCTGTAGTAAATTCTAATTCGGCTTCTCTAACAATTGATTTATGGGATGGCACGAATTGGCAGGTAGCTCAGGACCTAGTGGACCAAACAAGTGTTGGGGGCGTGCCGTTAGCTCAGTCGGGCCATATATCGTGGCGCCCAAATGACGATACACCGGGCTGGCTGAGAGACGACACCAATGACAATAGTGACGTCATTGAAGGTCTATCGGGTGTGAACATAAATGATCTGTATTGGGCGAGGTTTAAATGGAGTGCTGATTTAAGTTTAACCACGGCTTTGAAGTTCTTAGGCCACAAGTTTAGTGACGACAATGACCTAGCTATTGAGTATCCAATCTTACTTGAAACAGATGTTAAGATCCAGTTTCAAGTCGGTAAGACTGACTGGGAAGATCAACACTTTGCAGCTGCTCGTAAAATAATTAGAGATTTAAAGAAGAGAATGATTATCAGGAGTGGTAATCAAATCATGGAGTGGGAATTATTCACTGAGGCCAGTTATCACAAGGTCGCTGAAATTGCTTTCAAAGGTTTTGGCAAAGATTTTTTTGAGAACAGAGATGATGCCAGGAAATCTTATAACGAGGCCTTAAACAAAAGTATTTACTTAATCGATGAAAACAATAATGCCGAACTAGACGTGAGAGAGCGTGGTTCTCGACAAGGGTTTATGCGTAGATGAGTAAAATCAGTACGGGTTTAGATGCAATTAAAACACGACTCGGAATAATACTTCCGGATCATATCCAATTGTCTAATCCCTACGATGTTGAGGAGAACACAGATAGAGCCCTTAACTTGGGTTGGGGTCTAGGTGTAGGTTCAGGCCTTAATTCTGAGAGGCATCTTAGTTGTAAATTATCTATTAGGCGACAGATTATAATCCCAATTACTAGGAGAATTATTGCCAGTGAACTAGGAACTACTAGGAAAGAAACCTCAGAGAAAAATCTTTTGGAAGATCAGTTTCTTGTTATTGATGATCTCGAAAAAGATCCTACCGTGAATAATTCCAATGTTATTTCTTCAATGAAATATGTAAGTGATGGCGGGATTATTGGAATCGCTAGGGGTGATGGTAAAAACGATGCATGGAGATTTATAAGATCAATATTTCAAATAGAATATTTTGAAGACTTAACTACTTAAAGGAGTTTAAAAATGGCAGCTGGAGCAAACGCATTTCAAACCAAGAATTCATTCTTAGCAATAGTGAGGGAAACCACAGTTGGTGTTCCGGTTAAGCCCACGGCTGGGACTGATTACATAGCATTGCAAGACGGTTTCAATCTGGAACCTGTATTTGAAACCCTGGAAAACGCCGAACTAACTGGAAGTCTGGGGCCTGCAAAACCTATTCAAGGACTTGAGAATCCGACCTCAGCCATCAGTCATTACATCAGGCACTCAGGAGTAGAGGGTCAGGAACCAAACTTCGGTTTGCTTATTGAGAGCGCATTTGGGGATAAGGTAATAGCAAGTACTGAGTTTGATACCGTGGCGGGATCAACTGCAGGTACAGCGACGGCACCAGCGACTATTAATGTGGATACTGGCGAGGGCGTTAACTTTGAGAGAGGACAGGCTCTTTTAATTAAAGACGGCGCCAATGTATTCGCCATGAGAAATGTGAAGTCGGTTGCAGGAGACATTTTAACTCTAAACTTTAACCTCGATAATGCCCCAGGTGTGGGCGTGAATTTAGGCAAAGCGGTTCTGTATAAGCCAGGCCAGAGTCATCCCTGCATGAGTTTGTGGAGTTTTAGAGCTAATGATTTTGCCATTGAGTTAATTGCTGGGGCTCTCGTAACTGAGCTAGGAATTGAAATCGGTGCCGGTGAACTTATTAACGGTTCATTTGATATGGAAGGTGTGGAGTTCTTTTTTAATCCCATTGTGATTGATGCCACAAATGATTCCATGGATTTCAATGATGGTGGTGGCGAAGAAAATGTAACCGTAACTCAGAAGACTTATAAAGATCCACATGAATTAGCGGATACTTTGGCTACGGCTATGAACGCTGCCACTGGAGACACTATAACAGTAGTTTATAGTGATAAGACGGGAAAATTTACCATAGCAAGTGATGGTGGAACCCTAAGTTTATTGTGGGCTACAGGAACCGCCACAGCTACTACAATTGGAGATGAAATAGGTTTCGATACCAGTGCCGATGATACGGGTTCCACTTCTTATATTGGAGACAACGCCATTAGTTTCAAGAGTTTCCAAACCCCGGTCTTTGATAACAGTGATCCTTTGGCTGCTAAAAACAATGAAGTGTTTATGGGAGACTTCGCTGACAACGTATGTTTTCAAGCGTCTACAATGACTTATACATTGTCAAATGAGAAGACCGACAAAAACGAGGTCTGTGCAGTAAGTGGAAAGTCAGGGTCAGTTATCACGGGACGGACTGCCACAATTGAAATGGTAGCATTCCTTGATAAGTTTGATGTCGATAAGTGGAGGCGATTTCGTGAAAATGAAACCACAGAATTAGCTTATAACTTTGGAGTAAGAAGCGGTGGTAACTGGGTAGCGGGTAAATGTGGAAGCATTTATTTCCCAAGTGCTACCATCACATCTTTTAATTTAGGCGATCAAGACGGGTTAGTAGTGGTTAATATGACATTGACTGCGTTTGTAGATAGCAGTGGGAATGGTGAAAACTATCTAAACTTTAATTAAGAAGGGGTGGGAAGCGTGTACGAATTCAAGTATTTTCCTGAAAAAAGGCAGGTTCCTTTAATAAATCCTAAGACGGAAGGAGTGTTAAAGAATGATGATGGGGAAATTCAATTTGAAGAGGTTGAAGCCAAATTTAGTGGATTTTTGAAACTTAAGATCCCAGAATATGCAGAGAGGATGAAAATGGTGAAAATCATGAACACCTCTTTCGATAGTGATGGTGAGATCATTGAGGGACAGGAATTTGACAAACTTCCAGAGTTATCTAATTTTGGTTTTGAACTTATTATGTCCACGGAACTAGTTAGAATTGAAGACGATATGAAGTTTGAGAAGAAAGAAATGCTCAAATTCGATAAAGACGGACAAGATTTATTGCTAGAGATAGGAAAGAAATTAATGGGAGGCGTGAAACTGGGAAAGAATTGAGGGCTGCCATAGATAAAAAGGCTAAATGGATGGCAAGAGGTCTAACAGTTAAGCCCGATTTTGTTTCTGAATTAGTGAGTGATTTTAATGAAAGGCAATTGCTCTCAACATTAGGTTACGAGTTTAAAATGGAAGACTTAAATTGTATTGAGGCAGAAATATTTTTTGTCATTCAAAATGCTAATGATTCTGTTTCTAAAATGAAGAGTAGAAAGATTAAGTAATGGCTAGCATTAATTTAAACATCTTAACACAAGTAAAAAAATCCATTGCTAATGTTAAAGGCTTTCAAGCAACCGTTAATAAACAGTTGGGTCAGATTCAAAAAAGAGTCGGCCTCTTAAATCTCAGCTTTGCTAGTTTTCTAGGTAATCTCCAGGCCAGGGCTGTAGCCAGCGCATTCAATGCCGTAAGATCTACAATATCTGGTGTTACCGGTGGTTTCTTTGAACTCAGTGAAGCCGTTGCCGAAGTTAATTCTATTCTTCCCGATACTGCGGCTTTGACTGAAGAAAACAGACGTCAATTCATTAGGTTTTCCACTACCTTTGGCGCTACACCTGGAGCTCAAGCCAAGGCATTTTATCAGATTGTTTCAGCTGGTATCACAGACACATCTAAGGCCATTAAACTTTTGACTGTATCAAACAAAGCCGGTGTTGCGGGCCTAACTGACATTGGTGTGGCAATTGACGGTATAACCTCCGTGCTAGCTGTTTATGGACAGCGTGGATTAGATGCCACAGATATTTCAGATATTTTCTTTGCTGCTGTAAGGGAAGGTAAAACTACCTTCGATCAATTGTCTAGATCCATAGGACGAGTGTCTTCAATTGCTGGAACTGTGGGAGTTAGTTTTGATGAGGTCGCGGGTACTCTAGCCTTTTTAACTAAAGTAGGAATATCAACTGAAGAGGCGGTCACTGGTATAAGGGCTGTATTATCGAGTATAATTAAACCAGCCGAACAGGCCAAAAAAGCAGCTAAAGATCTAGGAATTGATTTCAGTGTAGCAGGCTTAAGAGCCAAAGGTTTTGGTGGATTTTTAGCTGAGATAGCTAAGGTCACTAAAGGAAGTGCTGAGGAGTTAGTTAAATTATTTCCTAACATTAGAGCATTGGGCGCGGTTGCTGCGATTTCAGGTGGAGACCTAGATGACTTCAGGAGAATTTTAGATGCAACTGCTAATTCTGCGGGCGCCACAGAAGCAGCATTCAAGAAAATATCAGATTCAGCTGCATTTCAATTCAAGGCATTGACTAGGACTATTCAGAATTTGCCAGCTATTTTCCTTACTGGTGCTGATCCTGAGTTCGCTGAATTATTTAAAACCTTGAGAATAACTATTCAGGATCTAACATTCAGGATCTAACACCTGTGTTCGCTGATTTAATTATTCTCTTCGCCACATTTGGTCAAACTGCCATTAGAACTTTAGAGGCATTAAGACCTAGCAAAATAAAAGCAGATGTAAATTCATTTTTTGATTTCATTGAACAAAGGGTAAAACGTGGTGGAAAAATCATTGCTGAAACCGATGCAGAGATAAATAAAATTAATGAAGATTTCAAAGCATTCAGTAAAACCGCTAACACTAAAGCAGGTGATGCCCTAGTAAAATCCTTTGATGCAATTATAAGAGTAGCCACCAAGTTAAGAATGACAGCATCTCAAACGTTTAAAGACATTGGTCAGGACGCAGAAAAAGCCACAAGAGATCTTGCTGGACTAAATGGTGAGGCCTCAAAACTTGCTGCTAATTTATCAAAAGCTAGTGATGCCGCCCTTCAATTTGCGTCGAGGTTTGGAGCCGAAGACGCAGCTGCAGAGTTATTGAGAAGACGTCTACAAGTCATTCAAGAGGCTCAGGTACAAAATTTAATAACTTTAGAGCAGGGATTAACGGCTAGAGAAACCCTTGAACTTGAATTCGAACAGAAGCGAATTGAAAAACTAATTTCAGATGAACAGTTAAGACTTGGCGTACAAAAGCAAGGTGCTGAGGAAAGATTAGTAGCTGAACAGGGAGTTTTACAGCGAAGACTAGATAATGAAACTCTATCAAATGCTCAGAGGCTTGTGGCTCAAAGGAGATTCGATCAATCCGCTCTAAAGCTACAAACCATCAGACAAAAGAAATTTGAACAGAATCAAAGGGCCTTTCTTGGCACGGCTTCAACTCTAGCAAATAATGAATCACAAGTTTTAAAGGCCATAGGAAAATCTGCTGCGCTTGTAAATATCGGAATTAAAACTAGCGAAGCCGCTGTTTCTAGCTTCGAATTTGGTTCTGCTATTGGCGGACCAATACTGGGAGCTATATTTCAAGGCATTGCAATAGCAGCAGGGGCAGCACAGGCCGCTAAGGTCGCTAGTCTTCAGACAGGACTTACTTCGGTACCTCCAGGATTCCCCAATG